TGTCGGAAGGCAATCCAATTTTTGGTGTAAGGACACTTATAACTAAAAATAACGATGTAGGTTCTACTTTCATCGGTAATGAACTTTTTGAAGAGTTCTTTGAGGAAATCCAAGAGCCGACAGATAGTATTCATTGGACTCCTAAAGACGGCGAGGAATATTGGTATATTGGCGATGACGGACCTATCAGGTCTATACGCTTTAGCTCGTATGACGGAGACGATGCCAATCGCTTAGCGATTGGTAATGTATACCTAACTAAAGCAGAAGCCGAACAAGCTCGTGACCGTGAACTAGCCGAAGTCAGACTACGCCGAACTTCAACGTTTAAGCCAGACTTCTATAATGGTATGTTTGCATATACTGTAGGGTATGATTGCAAGCACAAAAGATTATACGTTACTAAATTAGTAGATGTTATCATAGGTGATCCTATTACCTATGAATCATTAGAAGATGCTGAAAAATCTATCGAAGGACACAAGGAAGATTGGCTAACTCACTTTGGAATAGGGGAGGAGAAATAATGTCGGCAACAACACTAGCCTCTTGGATTGGCGTAGCGGTACTTGCAGCTTTCGCTATTTTGTTATTATCGGTAATTATTATTTTGGTTGTAGTTATCGTAAAAGCTTTCAGATACATAAGCACCATTAACCAATGACCTACCATACGTCGAAAAACTGGGTAAAAACCATCTTGAGGAAGTCCTCAAAATGAGACAGAACATTAACATTTCAACCGTATAACTGGATAGATAATCGTAGCTTAGATGGTAAAGCCGCGCTGCAGCACGTGTACGTACGCGACGGTGGTTCAAATCCACCCGATTGTCTATTCAACTGGACAGATGATATGCACATCCTTTCCTAGGGCGCGCCAACGCCACCTCGGCGCGTGACCGAAAAATCGTGAAACGTTGTGAGTCAGTTTTTAAACATTTTCAATGCAGTGCAACGTGTATCGTCTGTTCAACTGGTAGCACCAACGCACCTTTTATTTTCGGGAAATATATGTACTCAAAAAATCGAAAACAACTATCATTTGGTGCTATCAACTGGCTACATAAGCAGTGAACTAGCAATCGCTAGTTGCTCATCGCAGTAAGTGTTTTCTAATAGCATTAGCTGGTAACGGGCAGATGTTGGCTAAGTCCCGTGTGAGTTTTTCCTAGCTGCTTATATAGCCAACCAGTTATGCGGTTGAACCCCGTAGAACGTTTTATCTAAAAAACACGCTCTACGGATAAAATACGTAAACAACACGTATGTACTTTACACATATTTAGTATAAGGGAGAGGCATATGACCAAACCACATTTTAGCTCATTAAGAATGGATTGGCGAACACCAAAAGCTGTCTATCAGGTACTTGATTCGGAGTTTCAGTTTGACCACGACCCATGTCCTGCTGGTTGGGACGGCAAGGTCGATGGGCTGACAAGCGATTGGGGGGGGTACAAACTACGTCAATCCACCATACGGCAGAGAGCTACCAAAATGGATTGAGAAAGGTTATCAGGAGTGGCAGAAAGGCAAAACTGTCGTGTTTCTAATACCAAGCCGAACCGACACACGCTGGTGGCACGACTACTGCATGAAAGCGACCGAAATTCGTTACATAAAAGGCAGGCTTAAGTTTGATGACCAACCAAACCCGGCACCATTTCCGAGCGCGATAGTGATTTTTAGAGCTAATAATTAAACAACTAATGTCAACTAAACCACTAATTTTATAGACATAGAGAAAGGAAATGTCAATGATTTACGAAGTAGAAGTTAGACAAACTGTTATGGGCAGGATTTTCATTAAGGCTTACAGCCAAAAAGAGGCAGAGGAAGCTGCCAATCAATATATACAAGACGAACAGAATCTTAGTTCAGTAGATTTTGACGAGATTTGGGGCTATGATATCTGGGATGTATCAGAAGCAGATACTGTTGGTGATGTAGAGGTTATCAAGGCGGAGGATGTGCTATGACAAACAATGGGTACTATCCTAAAAAGCTGATTTACGTTAGTAATGGTGGCTATAACACCAAAGCAATACTAGTATCTTCGCCAGACGAATACGCCGACACTATACTAGAAACCATAAGACTTGGTGACGGCGTCTTTGAAGACAGATACCGTCAAGTAGCCGCAGCTTGTGGAGCGGAGTTTATCAATATTAATAACATCGAAGTCATAGAGACCGACCAGCCGACAAGTAACGAGGGTGAAAATGACAAAAAGTAATAGCGAATCGACCAAAACTGCTGTAATCGCTTTTCTGAGTTTATTAGTGTTTGCTTTACTACTTGGATTAATCTCCAGTATAAGCAGTTACGATTTTGACAAGCAATCTGAGCTGTCTGCTCGCTGTAAATCGCTCGGCGGGGCGGCTGGTCAAACTAAGTGTTTTAAGGACGGAAAGGAAATCTAAATGAAAATCATAGCAGAAAATCCAGCTGAAGAAGCCCTGTTGTGGCGCATTAAATCCCTGAGCGACGAGCTGGTCGATCAAGACAATCGATACACTAGCATGCCAGTCTGGACGATCCTAGATAATAACAAAGCCGGCAAAGACTATGGCGCGGTCATGTACTTTACTGGCAAAGCCGCCGAGCAGCACATCAACGAGAACGACCATCATTACGAGAATCCAACAACATACATTCGCAGTGCTCACGACAACCGAGAGCTGAAAGATGTTATTCACCTACTCATTCTAGCTGGCGGCAATGAAATACCAAGTAACCATTATGGAGTTTTGAGAGATGCGTGATATTAACTTCCACGCCTGGGACAACCTAGAAAAAAGAACGCGAAAAGTCGTGTCCCTGCATTGGCGAGATGACAAGCTTATCTCAGCAAAGCTCGAGGGTGACAATGAGCCGATTCCAATTGAGGGACGGCTAGTGATTGAGCTTGGCACCGATCCTTAGCTCAATTCGTATATCGGCGTCGTTCGCTAGGTGGCGGTCTACAATTAAATCGCGCTAATGGGTATGAATCAAAAGTCATTGGTAATATCCACGAAAACCCTGAACTATTGGAGGAAAAATGAAATATATTTGGATTGGCCGCCGACCAATTGCGGACGATGTTCAGATGAATATCTTTATTTTTGATAGTACGCTCGTTGAAGCGGCACCGATTGATAGAATGTGCGGACACCTGCTCAACAAAGACGCTAAAAAACTAAACGAGTTTCTAGATAAATACGCTGATGCTCAGCCTTTTGATAGAATTCTCTGCTATAAAGACACCGGAGAGCTGACTGAGCGCTTTATTAAAGAAATCAGAGAAGCAAAGGAGAAACAGTCATGCAAACAATCCTAGATCCATGCTGCGGCGGTCGTATGTTCTACTTTGAGAAAAACCATCCGAATATACTGTACCTCGATAAAAGAAGTGAGGTAGTTGAGATGAAAGACCGCGGAACAATCCGAACGCTAAACATCGAGCCCGACTACATTGCCGACTTTACTAATCTAGATGAGCCTAACAACTCTTTCAATTTCGTTGTTTTTGACCCGCCTCACCTCATCAACTGCGGCAAGAACAGCTGGCTCGCCAAGAAATATGGCAAGCTTGATAAGGATAGTTGGCAAGAGACCTTGAGTAAAGGCTTGAGCGAATGCCTGCGCGTCGTAAAGCCCGGTTGCGTCGTCGCTATGAAATGGAGCGAGCACGACATTAAAACCACTGAATTACTAAAAATATTACCTCAAAAACCAGCTTTCGGTGATAAATCTGGAATGACGCGATGGCTGTTTTTTGTGAAAGGAATCGAGAATGAGTACTAAAATATCCGACCAAGACCAAAAATGGCTAGACGAAATAAATAAACTGTCAGAAGAAGGTATCTCAATAGCAAAACGTTCAAGTATGGAATCTGCCGAGTATGTAGACCTGTTACTGAGCAACTTCGATGATAAGAATTACTGTCAAATGGCAATCAACCAGCATGCGGTAGAAGCAGCCATAGGACAATACTTTGCCGACGTTATTGCTCCCATATTCTTCGATATGCAAAAGGTGCTACAGAAGAAAACTAAGATGAGCAAAAACAACGCCGAAACATGCGCCAGAATACATGTAGGGCGATTCATTCGCAACATTGTTAAGGAGTTAAATAAGAGAAATGGCGAAGGGTGAATCAAGACCATCTATCCACTGCAACAAATGTCATAAGTGGATAAAATACGACTACTACTATGGTTATAGTCACTATTGCAGTGGACGTGTAAAAGATATTTATAGAGTTGCACGTAAAAGACTGCTCTCTATAAACTCCCTTCGAAATCGTCATGCCCAAATTTTTGGAATGAGTGATATTGCCAACGATTTAAATTCTGCGAGCGTAGTGTACAATCCAGAAACCGATAAACGAATAAGAAAGGAAATTGAAATGAAGAAAACTGTAACAGACCTCCCTACACCAGAAGAGGTCACCCGAATCACTGAAACTTTAGATTTAGCAAGCAAACTAGATAACGCTATGATTGCTAAATTAAGCAGCTCCAAAAGCAAAAGCTCTACACCAAGAATTGGCGAACTGTGCGGTATGGATCTGCTGATTGATCTGTCCGATGCGCCAGAGGAAGCGAAATATGAGCTGTATTTTAAGGCGCGGACTACGCTTGAGGATATTATGAAAAAGGAGGAAAGGTAATGACACTAGATGATATTCTATTCGCGCAATATCAACTCGGACGAGAACATGAAGCCATAGCTCAACGCGGTGAGAAGCGCAAGGTTGGCGGTGAAATCGCTGAAGCGAAGAAACAAATTCAGAAACTGCTAGAAAAAGAGTATGTCCGTGGTATTAATTCTGCGTCGGACATGTTTACTGAGCTTGAGAAAAAGATAACAGAAAATAGACCACCAGACATAATCGATCTGATGCAATCTACCCAAAAATTATTCGGATACGCTCCCCCAAAAATTACTTATACAGATAGAAACGATATTTTGTATAAAATTGAAGAAGTAGGACTCGGCGTTAACGAGAAGGGTGAGTTCACTTTTGGTCCTCTTACGTTTAAGTGGAAGGAAAGTAAGTAACATGGCATACAAAATTGAAACAACACAAACCAGAATAGATTGCAACTCAGTCAAAATATGCCGCATAAATCCAGAATATCAGTCTATAAAATCCAAGATCAAACCACAAGATTAGAGCGGTTTTCTATTTTATTAGACAAAATATTCATTTTTATTTGAGAATCTAAAAACCTCATGATATGGTAATTATGTAATAGCTACTAGCGGGAAAGTCCGCAGGAGGCTCGCAGAGAAATCTGGGGGCTTTTTATTTTGGAAAAGAAATTATGAAAGCAAGCGATTTAGGTAAAGACTATCAAGAATCAAGGACAAATATGATCCAAACGCACGCTACATGGCGCGCCCTACTCGATATTGCCTATGCCAAGCTGTCTACTGAGAAGGGCTTTAAGTCTCGTGTTCGTGAGGGTAGCCTGAGCTCGCTGATATTAGAACGATCCTCCCGCGTGGTGGCGCAGCTGCCAACCGGACGCATCCGCTCACTTAGCCGCCGAGACCAAGGCAAAGCAATGCTGATGGACTTAGTTTGGACTAAGTACGTTATCCCCAACGCCAAAAGTCAGTGGTCATTTATGACAAAGCTTCGTATGTGGGATTACTACTCCCTTATCTACGGTGCTATGCCAGTTCAGTACGATTACCGAGTTGATGAGGATTATGTCGGTCCTGATTTTAGAGTGATAAATCCAACGGAATGTTTTCCGCAGGTTGGCAATACTAGTTTGAATGATTGCGACGCTGTCTATATCGTTACCTACCATAGCAAACGCTATCTGCAAAGCCGCATGAAGTTTAAGGACTGGAATAGAGCCTCTATCCAGACTATCCTCAATAAAGCAACCGAGAAGCATCAGCCATCAGACGCTAAGGAAACGACTACTAACCTGCAACAGGAACGCGGCGAAGCGACTACCCTACATCAGGGACATATCGCCCTAGTTACTCGCTACGAACGCGGCAAGAATGGGCGCTGGATTACGTTCGCACCAGACTTTGAAAATGCCATCGTTCGAAACATTAAGAATCCTCACGAATCTGGGCGTATACCTGTTGTATTTAAGTACGCTATACCATTGATTGATTCGCTATGGGGTATGGGCGATGTTGAGCGTGGCGCTTCATTACAGCGAGCAATCGACACGACCGTAAACCTAAATCTCGACTTCTCCAAGTTCAAGATATTCCCACCAATGTGGTATAAGGGTGATGCTGTTGATCCATCTCTAATGCGTTATGAGCCAGGTGGCAAAATCCGTACTGCTAATGGACAATCTGACTTTGGCTTCGTCAATCCAGGCGCTAGCCCATCAAATGAGTTCCAAGCAACCTATCAGTTCCTGAAGGGTGCGTTGCTCAATCAAAACGGTACGACTGACACCACGATATCCGCAAGCGACGGTCTGCCGGGCTTTGGTCGAACACCAGAAGCCTTGAGTAAACTTGAAAAGCGCGAAAACGCCCGCGATCAGTGGGATAGAAATATGTTTGAGGAAGCTTATGAAGAGCTGGTCGATGGCATGATAAACCTAATTGGCACCAAACAATCTGTTCCGATAAAGTTTCATGTCTTTGACGACGAGATCCTGGATATCATCAAATCTGGACACAAGGATCTGCTAGACATCTTCGATTCAGCCAAGAGTTACCGAATAGGTACCGACCCAAAGACTGGCGAAAACGGTATGATTGAGTACATTAACGCCCACGGTACAGCCGAAATGAATATTGACCACACCAAGCTGTCTGGTAAGTGGATGTATCGAATAGATGCTGGCACGACCGCTGCCAATGACCAGAAAGATGAGTATGAGCGCGTCTACAATCTCGTTGAGCTACTGTCATCTCAGGCTGGTGCGTGGCTAATGGACGGTGCACAAGAAGATGGACGCAAGGTCAACAGGACAGAGCTACTTGACCAGCTTATCGCAGCTAGTGGCATCAAAAACAAAGATAAAATCTTTGACCCGTATACTCAGGAAAACGACAAGACGAAGCCATTTACCCCAGAGATGCTCAATGATCCTCAAATAGTAAATATGTTACAGCAACAGATTCAAGGACATCCTGAAGAGCAGCCGCAGGTGCCGCAGGATATACAGCAAAATCAAGAAATCCAACAACTTCAGCCGATGGAGGCGGCATAATATGGAGAACATTTTAGACAGCGATATCAATTCCCTGCCACTTACACCAGTGGCTGAGGAGCTAAGCCTAGAGGCAAAAGTAGCAGAAGCCCGCCAGCGTGCTGAGGTAGCCGACATTGCTTCAATCCCGGGCTGGACACGCATCAAGGAGCAGATGAAGCAGGACGCGTTAAATCTGAGGCTCCACAGAGACCTAGAGTTTGGCCCTAATGATTCTGATGAAAAAGTTGGTAAAGAGGTGCGGTCTAGGCTGCTAATGGCACAGTGGATCGAGAAGTATATCGAGAGAATCGAGGGTGCGGTATTAGCTGTCGAAGTAATGACCAAGGAGGCTGAAGATGAACAGCAATCCTAACCCGTATGAGACGTCAAACACGGAGTCAGAGCTAGTCGAAAAACCGCATTATGCCGAACTGGATATGAGCAGTATCGCGCCGCAACACAAACCATACAGTGAATGGCGACAAAACGGCACAAGCCTAAGGTGCATAAGTTGCCAGAATGAACACGGTATATTTTTGCCGCCGGGGACTTTCTATACTGGCAAAACTGACGAGAGAGGAATGCCTATCGTTGAGAAGAGATTCTGAGGTAGGTTGCGTTTCCGGCTGGTCTTTTACCACCCTACTAGCCGGAAACGGAGCGTATCTCCCGCCGCGGACTGCGTAAGTGTCTTGGCTAAATTAAACGAAAGGATGTAGCATGTCTACTTCTAGCGATACCGGACTATCGGCCGAACAGGTCGAGGCGGTAGAAAATATGGCGCTAACAGACGGCGGAGAAGTAACCGCCACACCAGAGACGCCGGCTGGTGAGAATCAAACTACGAACGAAACAACAGCGACTGGTGCGGAGGGTGCTGATGGCGACGGTCAACAGCAGTCCAATGGTGATTCCAAAGCTGAAGCAGAAGTCGGTACAGACACACAAAACGGGCGTCCAGACAAGCAATCGCGCCTCAATCAGCGTTTCGCTGCATTGACTAGCCAATTGCATGAGAAGGACGAGTATATCGAGTCTCTTAAGCAGGAGATGGCACGAAAAAACCAGCAAGACCAGCTTAAGCCCCCTACTCCTGATGAAGATGGTAATTACAGTGCCAGCGACATCATGGACTATAACCAAAAACAAGCCCAGCAAGCTGCCAATACTGCAGTAGAGGCAATGCAGGAACGCTTGGACGGTGAACAGGTGGCGTCGCGCTTTGACCGCGAAGAGGCAGAAATACTAAAAGCATATCCTATGCTTGACCCAAACAATGCTTCGTTAGATTCAACGGATCCGAACTGCTACAACGAAACCTTAGCTAAGGCGGTTGACAGCTATGTCCGAGGACGTATTGAGCCGCACATTTTAGCAAGGAACGTCGGAGCTCTTAAGAAGCTATCGATTCGGAAGCTAGCCGATGAATACTTAGAGCCTATCATGTCTGTAGCGCAAGCCGAGCGCGAGCGTGCCCAGCAAAGTCTACAGAACCTGAACGGACAAAGCTCTGGCATGTTTTCGTCGGCAGCAGGCTCAGGTGGCGGCGGAGATTCCTTAGAGGAACTAGAGGCAAGGATCGGAAACATTAGTTTATCGTAATCCATTTGGGTGGTAGTGGTTACAGAAAGGGCTGTTTAACATGGCTGACACTACTACTGCGCAGCTTCAGCACGATCTGCAAACCTATTTTGCGAAGAAAGTCCTTCGCGGAGCGGAGTTTCAGACTGTGCTTGACCAGTTCGGTCACAAAGAAACATTGCCAGAGGCATCAAGCAAAACGATCCAGTTTACCCGTTACTCGGACTTGGATATCGTTACTAACCCTCTGACGGAAGGGCAAGCCCCAGCCGGCAGCCAGCTGACAACTTCTGCTATCAATGCGGTTGTTGACCAGTATGGCGACTTTGTGACGCTTACTGACCTCGCAAAATTAACACCAAAACACTCATCTGTTCAAAACGCTCTGAAGAAGCTCAGTGAGCAGTCATCGAAGAGCTATGACCGTGCTATCAACAAGGTCATCATCGCCGGTACTGCTGTACGCTACGCCAATTCAAAGACCGCACGCAACTTGCTAGCTGACGCAGACAAGCTGACCTGGGCAGATGTTCGCAAAGAGGTATCTCGCTTACGTACCGCAGGTGCACCAACCTTTAAGGACGGCAACTATGTCCTAGTTGTCGATCCAGCCGTCGAGCAAGACTTGATGGATGACGAGGCGTTCCGCCAGACGGTTTACCGCCAAGCATCGAAGGAGAAATCCAACGAGCTATACAAGGGCGAATTAGTCTCGTTTGCTGGTGTAACGGTTGTTCGAAGCAATAATCTAATCACCGACAAGGGCGCATCAAATGCGAAGGTGCACATTAGCTTGCTCTTTGGCGAAGACGCCTACGGTAACACCGACCTGCAGCATCTGAAGGTGTACAAGGAAGGTCCAGGCGGCGTGTCCGACCCACTTCATCAAAAGATGACGCTTGGTTGGAAGTTTGCTGCCAAGGCTGCCATTCTAAACAACAACTTTATGTGTCGTTTGGAATCCGGCTCGCTATACTAAATTAACCGGGTGGTAGCTATACAAGCCGCCACCCACACCATGGAAGGATAATCATGGAAGGTAACGCACCAAATACTCTAGGTCCTACTATGACCAACGTGCCAACTCCCCAGCCCCGCACGCCGCAGGCTGAATATGCCGCGCAAGCAGCACCGGACACAACACCGGCCGTCTCGCCAGCGCCAGTACCGACACCAGAGACCCAACCAACAGCTGAGCCGGTATCAGTGCCGCTAAGCGACCCGCGGGAGTTTTCGCATGACCCAGTAGAATCAGAACCAAAAGACGCACAATACGAGCCAGACACAAAACCAGTGTATGTCCATGTCAAGCTGCGACGTACGGTGATGATTAACGGCAAGGGCTATCCAGCAGGCAAAGACCTGACAGTACCGAAAGAAATTGCCGACGAGCTGTACCGTATTGAAGAGACTAACCTGGAGTACGAAGCAGATCTGCTCCGTGCAAACAACCAGGTCTCTACCCCAGCGGCCGAGCTGAAGGTTTAACAAAAACTAAGACAAACCAAAAAATACACACAAAACATAAAACCTCCACTGATAGCACAGGTATGACACGCAATCTACTGGACGCTACGGAGAACGCAAGGACACCCCGACTCGCAAGGGTGTCTTTGCTATGAAAAATATCTTCCTACTATAACACCAACAGCTAACCAAAGACCCACCGTAGCGACAATCATACTATCTTTCCTCATAGCTTGAGTCTCCTCGGCGATAAAAAACATAAACGTGAGGAGTGAGGCTAGAAGCCCAGCGCTAATAACATTATACAAATCTGGGCGGTGGTTTATCATAGCACAATAAATACTAAATAATACGCAGAATAACATCAAGGAGTTATCCTTTATCCACTCAATTAACCTCTTCATATGGACAAATCATACCATATTTGCTATAATGACGCCATGAAAAAAGGTGGTAAAAAAGAAAAAAACGACACGATGGTCACTAGAAAGAAGTGCCTCATCGACATAGCTATCGTCGGTGTTGTTTGTTTTTTTATCGGTTTTTTATTCTGTCACACAGCATACCCTATTCTATACCGCAAAAAACTAGAAGCTGACAGGAAAAATGCCGAAGCTACCCTGGACTATAAGATACAGGAGCTGAGAGACTTGCAAGGACGAACTCCAGTCAAAAATCAGAGCCAGAATAAGTCTGCTTCGCATAGCAAGCACACTGTCTATGACATCACACCAGAGACAATGCTGGCTGAGGCGAACAAGATCCGCGCCGAACATGGCGTCGCACCAATGCAGCTCAGTCCGGCGTTAAATAAATCTGCACAAGAAAAGTGTAGTGATATGGTCGCCAACAGCTATTACGGACATGACAATCCAAAGACTGGCGAGCATGGCTGGGAGATAGCCCTGAGAAATACTGGGTTTACAACTGGCTTCCATAGCGAAAACCTATCTTTGGATACGGGATCAAAGGAAGAAGGGCACTCTGGCTACATCACAGACAAGACCGTTTTTGAGGGCTGGATGAAAAGCGAGCCGCACGCTAAGGCTATCCTCGACTCCCGATACACACTAACTGGCTTTGGTAAATGCACTACTGACGAAACTTTGGGCGATAATGGACATTGGTTCTTCATTGAGCATTTCTATAGTCCGACAAACTAGAATCGAAAAAGTTACACAAATTTTGTCAAAATATTGATGATTTGAAAAAACGCATGATAACTTATAAATAAGCATGCGGTATTTCCTGTATTAAACTACAAGAAGCACCGCTCCGTGAGCCGCAAGCTCGGCAACGGCTTTGGACGACCGGTCGTACGGCGGATATCAGGACTCCAGAGGCGAAAGACAAACTTGTATTAAGTGTGTCTTCGCAACTGGACAGTCCAAGCGAAACAACAGCCCTTTTGCGAAGCGCAAGAAAGGGCTATTTTTATGGCAGAATATCAAGGAAACCCAGACTTCCGCGGGTGGCTGGCGGTACACGATCCGTACACACTCGCCTACACTGGCAACGACGGCAGGATTGACTGGAATAAAGTCAACGGCCGCGGCGCCGACACAAAGTGGATCAGTTACGACAAAGGACAAGCTGGCAAGGTCCAGCAGTATGTAGACGGTCTGCATCGACAATTTCAAGCTTGGGACGCCAAGCGAAATCAGCAACAGCCTCAACAGCAGAATGGCATTGGCGGCTGGGGCTATAGTAGAGGCGGTAGCGGCGGCGGAGGCGGTATGTCAGCAGTACAGCGACAAGCCATCGACAAGCAGTGGGCACAGAATAACCGCTACTACAACGATATGCTCGGCTCTATCGACCCGCGACGCAACGCAGCACGAGCGGCTGTTGACAGGCAGGTAGATACATCCATCAACTCATTGAAGGGCGAACGCGACAGTGCCTTCCAGAACCTCGACCGTCAAGACCAGAAACTAGAAAAAAGCTATGCACGCGGCAAGCAGTCGCTGGGCGAGATGGTCCGCAACACTCTGCAGGGCGAATCAAACAACATCGGCATGCTGGGCGGCGGCAACTCAAGCGCAATCGGCATGCTGGGTGTTGGCGTGGCCGACCTGCAAAACAGCGAACAAGGCAAGATGTTAGACGACCTGAACGAGCAGAAGACCGACATTGAAGTCAACCGTCAGCAAGTACAGAGGAAGCTGGAAGACGAAGTGCGCAAGCTGAATGACTTCCGCCAGAGCAAGTACCAAGAAATCCACGATACCTTCAACGAGCAGCGCAACGAAATCCTCAACAAGATGAATATGAACGATAACCAGCGTATGCAAGCCCTCGCTCAAGCGGGTATGGCGTCAACAGCCCAAATTCAGGACGTCGATAGAGCTATCAACGGACGGCTAGGTCAAATCGTACAGACCTACCAAAATATCACTGCTCCGCAAGCGTCACTGGCAAGTGTTCCGGCATACCAGGCGAAAAATATCACTCAAGGCACAGTAGATAGCTCGAATATTAACTCGCCTAGCCTGAGTGCAGGACAAGCAACAGAATCAGTTCTTGGCCGACGCTCTGACGATGACGACAGCTACTTTATGCGTCCACGGCGTTCTGCAGACGACGTCCAATTCTAATAGCCGAAAGGAGCTAAATACCAATGTTTGACTTTGGAAAAATGATACGCAGCTTCTTCGGATGGAGAGACGACGAAGAAGAAAAACGCCGCGAACAGCAAAACCACCGCGAGCCAATCCAGCAGCACAACGATAATCCGCTAAGCCAGCCAAAGCAGTTTCAGGGGTTTGATGCAACACGCCTGTCTACTATTCAGCAGCCGCGCCAGCAGGAGCAGCAGCAAAACTTCTCGCCAGAGAAGCCCAAAACGCCAATGTTTCAGCCAAACTTCGTAGAGACAATTGAATCGCAGCTAGAGAAAGCCAAAAAGTATGCCGCACTGGGCGATGAGAACGCCAAAAAGTACATTGAACAAAACCAGTCGAAAGTACAGCAGCAAGACAAGCAGCCAAATTTCTCGATAAATAACCAGTCGCAGCTACAATTACCGCATCCGCAGCAACCCTCCCCTTTTCAGCAGCCAGCACAGCAATCACCACAGATGCAGCAGCTGAATGAGACGGTACGCCGCAACAACCTAAACTCTGAGGACTACCGAAAGCGTCGAGACGAATTAACGACGCTACTTAATGATACCCGCGGCAACTGGACAAACGAACGGAAATTACTCGATGAAGCACAACAAGGCATCACCTCTGACGAGCAGCTGAAAAACACCATCGAGAAGATAAAGAATGTTCAGTATCGCCAGAAAACCGCTGACGCTGCCCTGGGCGAATACGGACAATCGCCCATGATAAATTACGGTGGCAGGACACCGACACAATTTCTAGAAGACTTTAATAATATGGACGCCGGCAGGCAGCGTGAGGCTATCGAGCAAATATCCAAAAATTTGACAGATTACGCCAAGGTCCCATACGGATTTACTAACCCCGAACAGCGTGCGAAGTTCGAGCGTATCGTCGCCGAATCGGAGTTACTACGCAACCTAATCGATGATCGAGCAACAAAGAATGGTCCTAATGTAGAGACTATTGGCAAGGATATTGTTAATATTGGCGGCAATATAGTTGGCGGCATAACACAACCATTCAAGACGGTTTATCGTTCAGGTGAAGCTTTAGTTAATCATAGTCCGCTTGATGCGCTTACCGCAGAATATAAAGCAGGTAGGCTTTCAGAGGAAGAATACGCTCGCAGGTACAACGCCATAGACCAAGAGATAAACGGCATAACTGGAGGTATGCAAGATAAAGGAACTCTAGACCGTATACTTCGTGCAGCTGGTACAGCTGTTGATGTCGCTTCTTCTGTTGCTCCTGTAGGATCTCTTGCCAAGGGAGTTGTCAAGGGTATTGCACCAACCCTAGCTAAAAGTGCACTAGAGAAAGGTATTATCAGTCAAGCAGCCGAGAAAACCGTTCCCCAACTGATTGCTCATGAGGCAGCCACGAACGCTGTTCTAGGCGCAGGCGGGTCGCTTCGAGCCGGCACCGACTGGAAACCTGAAAATGCTTTGCAAGAAGCGGCGACCGGTGCTGCCTTTGGCGCTGGAATGGCAGGAGCTGGTGCAGCTATCGGACGGGGCGCTACAGCACTTCGCCAAGCATATGTCGATGGCGACCTACATATTCCACGTACGGAAATCACACCGAATGCTGGACGAAATGAGCGAATGCGGACAGCCATTGAGAATTATCCTATCGATGAGCCGTTTAATTACGGGCGCGTTAGCCAGAACACCCTAGACCAACACAACGCGATCCAAGCGCAAACTGGTCAAGACTTCGTTGCCGACAGAGACGTAACAGTATATCCAGGTGCGCATAATGCACATGTTGAGAAGCGGATTATTCAGGAGGGAGTAACACCTGAGGAGTATGTAAATATAGCAGAAAAGTCTATTTATGGTAATAACAGCACACTCACTCGCAGCCCTAACGATACAGGACTCCAGAATGTTACCTATGCAAACACTGACGCACCGAGCGGTCGAGTCCTAATGGGTCAATTTAACGATGGCTTAAGTCTTAAGAGTGTACAAAAAATCCGCCCCGAAAGAATTGAGGCAGATATTAAAAAAGCCCAAGCTAAGCTTGGTACGCCCCTGATGGACGACGACTTGCGGGGCGTTACCCGGGCAGGTAGCAATCTAGAATCTGCTACAGGCACAAGTCCTATTAGTAATCCATCAGGAACTCGTACTGGCAGTGTATCAAACAACACGTTAAATGTCAATGGTGAGGATGTTTACAAGCCAACGAAACCAGGCTTTTTTGGCACAGCTCCTGAAGATTACCGCTACCGAATCGAGCAGACACCACGCGGCAAATACGCAATCGTTGAAGAGTATGCTGACGGCAGTCCATCACAGCGATATTCGACGCATTCAGACATTGCTATTGCTCGCCGTGAAGCACAGAGATTAGCTGAAGGACTAGAAAAACCAATCCAAGTCGAAGAAACCGGAAAAGGCTACAACGGATTCACTGAACGAGCGGCTGAGATTGAGCTGAAAAAGCTACAAACAACCCGCCCAGAGTATGACTGGGAGATTAAGCCAGCCGAGCATATGGATAGCCACGACATAACGCGAGGTAAGTATGGTATTAAGGGGGTGCTACGCGAGAATGACGCCCGCCTCGACGGTCCAAACCAGCCGGCGAGAACATACGAAGTTGAGGGTACTGTACCAAAAGTTAAGGAGGAGCTAGACCTCGGCGACGGCTCAAAGCTAACATCCACCACTAACGGAGACACCGGCGTCACAACAACCGAACGCGTCGCTCCTGACAACGCAGCAGACCTACAGGCGGTAGCGGCAGCCCGAAATGCCACCGATGTAGCCGACGGATACAGAATCGATGATATTACATCACAAAGCCAAGCCGCAGACATCAACCCCTACCCTCAAGCGACCGTTGATAATGTTATCGACAAACTGAACGCCGGTACTCCAGCACAGCGCCGCCTAGTTCGCGATGAGATCCGCAAACAAACCGGCTATGACGTTCATGACATACGAGGTATGAAACAGTATCCAACCATCGTACAGTCAGCATATAACCGCGTCGTCGGCAGCCAGGAGTGGATTGACGCTAGCAAAAAAATCCACGTCAAGGGTACGGAAGCTAATCGCAAACCTGATCTAACAGAGTTTGCTCTAGCAAAAGGTGTGGACGAGCAAGGCAAGCCGATATTCGATCTGGTCCCGCTTGACGGCAATAAACATACTATCAGCAGTACTGGTATGGTAGTCGACAAAGATGGCAAGAGTGTTGGCAGCTACGTCGGTATCGATGAGAACGGCAATCAGCATGCGTATGTTGAGGGTAAACCAGTCAATTTGGGTGCTGTCGTCGGAGATATTGAGCGCTGGGGTAACAGGAATAACCCGCTTGCAGATATCGACCGTATCATTGACGCAAACGCGCCAGATGCCGCAACGGCCGCAGCTACCAAGGAATTTACCTCCGTATTCAAAGACAGCCAAGAAGCAGCCATGAAAGTCGAGCTGAAATCTCGCCGCGATGGACTAACAAAACTAGAAAGCAAGATGTTAGACAACCTACCATCTCGCCAGCTGCGAAAAGACCTAACCGAAGATATGTTCGACCTCGTAGAAAAGAAAGTCGATGTTGCCGACCTGAACGCCAAATACGGCAAAGACTACGTAGACACCTACATGAAGCCAGCGGTGGATTGGTGGCGTACTCACGCAGACGATATCCTCAACAACACTAACCGTGTACTGGAAGCAAACGGCTATGACCCAATACCGCGCCGCAAGAACTACATCTCGCACATCATGAGCGACCCGTCATTCTTCGAGAAGGTTGGACTGAAGATTAAGGACATCACCGGAATGAATGGCTCGGTGAGCGGTGAAGCAATCCCTAGCGGAGTACGCGGGGGTGTTCCTGACGAGATAGTCGGAAATACTGAAAACACTGGTGCACGCCGCAAGTGGAATCCATTTGCACAGACACGCCGCGGCGAACTAGCCAACAAGGACTTCTTCGGTGCTATCGACAGGTACTACGAGGCAATGCTCTACAACCAGTACATGACTCCTGCTGCTTCACGCGTGCGGGTAGTTGAAAACGCCTTCCGAACATTCCAGAAAGCTAAGGAGATTAAGCTAGACAAAGCTATCGAAGAACTCGGATTTAACGAAGCGATGGCGCAAGTCGAGACCGGCAAGCCAAAACACAAGAACTTCAAAGAAGGCGAGCGCTCCCCTCTCATCGCCGCATGGCAGGAATATGGCAATATCCTTGCTGGAAAAACGAACGCCATTGACCGATTGGCCGTTGATAAAGGCTTTGGTAGGGCTGTAGATGTTTCAATCAAAGCACAAGGTATCGTCGGCGCTAACACTATACCAGGCTCAGCCACGGCAGCCGTAGCGCAGGTCCTAAGTGTTCCGCAGACAATTGCTCGAGACGGGTTGCCATCGTTCATGAAAGCTGTCAAGCAGATGATCCACTCTGGCTTTGACGAAGCAAGCGACCCGCTGAATAAATCTTCATTCATGAAAGCCCGCTATACCGACGCCTCATCGCAGCGGCGCGGTATCATCCGAAAGTACACTGATGCTGCCTCCATTCCGATGGAAGCTATTGAGAAGTTTACTGGAGAGCTGAGCTGGCGCAGCGCATACAACGAGGCACTCAGCAAAGGACTGACTGGAGACGCAGCTATTAGGCAGGCTGACCTAGCTGCCAAGGCGACTCTAGCTGGGCGCGGCATTGGCGACCGACCATTGGTCATGAACTCGAAAGTACTCGGTGTGTTCACACAGTTTGGGTTAGAAGTAAACAACATGAGACTACAGTTCTTTAAGGACTTTACACCCGCCCAGAAAGCCAAATTCATCATCGCAGCAGCAGCTGCTAACTATGGGCTGAAGATGGTAACCGGACAAGAACAACTGCCAGACTTCCTGAAGGCGACAATAGACACTTATAACGACTTTGCCAGTAACGAGGACGATGCTAACGATAACCTTCTGAATAATACCGCGCAAGCAGGTCAGCGTTTTCTAGGCGAAGCCTCCAAGTTTGTTCCGGGTGGTCCCGCACTTGTTGGAGCATTTATAGACGACAAAACTAAGAAAACCATTTTTGGCGAAGATTCAGACATTTCCCGTTACGGCACGCCCGCTGTATCAAAGTTGATTAAGGCTGGACTTACCGCTGGCGAAGGTTTATCGAGTGGTGATGCTGGTAAGATCGGCACCGCAATGCTTGATATAGCCCCAACCGGTGCACAGATAAAGCGCACAATTCAAGGGGCTGCTGCCCTAAAAGATGGCTATACACAGGATAGCAAAGGCAACATTCAGACACCTGTTGACCGCTCGCCGACAAATATCGTTAAAGGAATGCTCTTCGGCAAGAATGCCCTTGATGAGCAGAAGCAGTTCTACGACACCAAACAGCATGCGCTCAGCGATAAAGACAGTGCTGCGTTTAGAGAGATGCTATTAAACAATCCCGAAGAGGCTAAGCAGTATTATAACCTAGTTCAGGACTCCAGAAAGATGGATATTCTGGAGAAGCGTGCTAAAAATGGCGACACCGCAGCAATGGATAAACTCAGCAAAATGTCTCAGGCAACTGGCTCAGACGGACTGCCCGTGGCACTAAAAGCCAAGATTGCTCGCGGCGACTACACACAAGACGGTGATGGGACGATCAGAACAAAAGGCGGCGAAGTTGCTCGAGAAGTTCATAAGAGACTTGCTAAAGATTCAAAAGATGAATCAGACGCCACCTACCGCAACTACGTACTAGGCTACGGATTAAAGCAAAGAGGTTCGAGTGAAACAAACAGCAATACCGGAAACGATATTACCGATAAACTATCTGCCCTCGCCGCTAAATCAAACGATAAAGCAATAGTCCATCAAGCTATCGACCTGAACAAGAATAAGAAGTACGCCGATATGCCAGCCTGGGTTAAAGAACGCTACGCTGCAGAAAATGGCATTGACAAGGAACAGCTAACCTATGCAACGCAGGCAAGTTATAAAGCAGATGTTAAACTGCAATACCTCAAAGAGGCAACCAAGGATATGTCGAATGAGCAGCTGGTTAACACTCTACATGCTGGACGCAGGAAGTCAATCGCCGACAAGTGTTTCGTAGAAGATTCTATGCTGAAGAGTTTCTACAACGACGGACGTATATCCAAAGATCAGTACCAAGCCCTGCGGTCCCTAATCATGGATGAGAACGGTAATGTTACTTCGCAATCCAGAAACGGTGGCGGAGGTGCTAGACGCGGCTCAGGCAGTGGCGGTGGACGAAGAGGCGGTACTGTCAGTGGAATTTCAGCGCCAGACTACAACGTCAAGATGATGAAGCTCTCTAGTCCATACGGCTTTGCGAAAGATCCAAATGTGAGCCTCGGCAACGTCGGCTCAAACAAGAACATCGTTACCGGTATCAAAGCACCGTCACAGTTCAAAATTAGTAAGTCGGCGCTACCAACGCCGCGCGTAAGATAAGGAGTTCAGAATGAAAGTCAACGAGATACTAAAGAGTGTCCACGTAGCATACGAACAAGCAGCGGATGCGCCTGCACTCAATGATGAGGACGGGCAAATACGACTAAACCTGCTACAGAAGGCTGTACGCCGCTGGTCAACGGATAATGTTACTAAATGGAATGAGCTGTTTAGTGTAGGCGATATCGGTCCTATTCAACCTGGACAGCGCGAGTATGACCTGCCGGAAGGATATTCGCTATCTAGCGGATTCTACCTACAGGGCAGCTCAGAGCCTCTATATGTAAAGTCCCCTAGCCAGCTAACTGGCGAAGATGGCAAGTTTGTTACTATTCTGGGAAATCCACAAATCGGACACAAGCTTCGGCTAGGTTGGATACCAAAACCTAGCGATCAGGAAATTGACAAAACTATCATCGTTAAATACTATCGCGAGCCGTTTATTCCAACAAAACTAGATGATGTACTAGAAATGAGCGACCCAAACTTCGCCATAGCCTACGTAACAGCAGAACTGTTCGTAAATGACGATGCCAACCTATACACGAAATATAACAGTGACGCCATGATACTCCTAGCAAATATGCGGCAGCGCAATGAGCTAGTTCCTGATGGGCAGTTTAGCGGACTTGAGGGCGACATTGGGATAGGAGGAGATTGGTAATGGCAGTACAAACTCCCCCACGTATGACAGGCGGCAGCGCTAAAACACAGAACATTATCATCCCGAATTTTAGCGGTGGTGTTAACAGCTATCTAGACGAGGCACGCCTACCGAATAACACACTCCGTTCTGCCGTAAATTACATGCTAAGGCAGGATGGTGTGCTGTATCCGCGCTGGGGTACAAAAACATTTTTCCCTGTTCTAGACAAAATGCCCGACGGTTTTGACAAGTTCACCGTAAAAATGCTAGCAACGGCCAGCGGGCTAGAAGAATGGGCTATCATCGTGGAAGACGGCGTTGTCAAGCGATCAAACGGCGGAGCATGGCAGGAAGCAACCGGAGAAAAGCTCACACCTGGATATGAAGCAAAGTTCTATCAAGTGGACGATTGCGTATACATCGTCAATGGTAAGGATGTTCTGGCGTTCTACGACATCGCTAACAATAAGGTGAAGAAGTTTGAAGGTATCGACACGCCAAAAAACCTCAAGGTTACCAATTCTAAGAATCTAGCAACCGGCAGCTATTCCAACTTTTATAAAGTCTCGGCGGTCAATGAGGTTGGCGAAACAATGGCATCAGCTGAAATCTCCGTAAAAACCAGCCGTATCCGCAACCAGTGGCGCCAGACAGGCGAAGTTGAGGACTACCTGGAATTAACCTGGGATGCCGTACCAAAAGCCACCCGTTACAATATCTACTACAGCGACATGTCGAATGACGAAACGTATATTGACTCGGTATCGACTAACTCGTATCGAGATTTGGGGCGTACCGCGCAAAACGTAGCTGTGGAGGCTCCTGTAGCCGACACTACGTCCGGTCCCGTTCTTCGTGATATCACTGGATCGAGCTACCGTATATTTGGCGTTGGTGTAGACGATAAGGTCTACTGGGGCGGTGTTGGTAAATATATCAGTGCATTCAATGCCTTCTATGGCGGCGGGTGGGTCGAGATAAACAAAGGTACTGGTGAAATACCAATCACCGTCCGCAGCTATCGTGATGGGCGTGGTGAACCAGTAAACGTAGTGTTTATGACAACCGCATCTGGCGAGGGTTCTCAAAACCAGCTTACGCTCACCTCGATGACTGTTGGTAATACATCGTTCATTGTACCGAATATCGCCCGGGTTGTTGGTTCTTACGGGACATACGCCGCCGGCTCAGTTACCGAGGCAGACAACAACCTATTCTTTACCTGCTCCAGAGGCAAAAATACCACTGGCGCTAAACCTGACCTGCTGAACGTATTGAGTACTGAAGAGGTCAGTCTAGCTATTCGCCCAGATTTTGATGGTATTAACCCGCTATATGGCCGCGGGATATCGAGTGTACACTTTGATGGAAAAATATTTGACGCCGTACCAGCCGCCCAATCCAAGGTCAATAATGAAATCTGGATACTGGACTTGCAGCTGAAGGCATGGATACGTCCGTGGACTATTGGTATCAAGAAGCTTATTACCTTTACTCCGAGCGATGGACGCGAGCGATTGATGGGACTTCGCTCAACACCGGACAACAACGGCAAATATCGAATTGTCGAGTTTAGCGAAAAGTACATAACCGATGACGGCGAGCCTTTTGTGTCTACGTTCCGGACAGGGCTACTCCACTTCGATAAAGGGCATATGAGCTGGGCAAAGATGAAGAAGACCTACATCGAGCTACTACGCGTGAGCGGATCATTGTCCATTACGGTGAGCGGCACCGGCAAGAAACGTGTTTTGCACACCCTGAAAGACATTACGGTCTCTAGTGCCATGGTAACGACCGGATTTAACAGCGATAAATTCAACGATTTTGCGTTTAACGATACAGAAGGAGGACACGTAACTTTTAGCGACCCAAGTACTAAAAAATCACTGAAAATAAATAAGGTGGTCAATAACTACCGAGTAGACGGCAGATCGAGCAACGCCTCCTATGGTATAGCCACAATCACATCTGTGGTCATACCAAAGAAAGTACCAGACCCTGCCAGTTGGAAGAAGTAAATAACTAAAGGAAAAATGAAATGGATAAACTACGAAAAACTTCAAACATACCGCCTACAACATTAAGTGCGTCAATCAGTGATACAGATACGACGATTCCGCTATCCTCTACCGTAGGTGCGGAAACCAGTACGTGTATTGATATTGTCATCGATAGAATTGACGCCGCTGGTGAAAAGACTCCTGACAAAATGGAAGTCGTCACGGTCCTGATATCTGGAAACAACGGTACTAACGCTGCTCGAGGACGTACTGCCCCGGCTATGCCGCATGAGCAAGGTGCTGTGGTTGAGTACAATATCTCGACGTCTGTATTGCATAATGATTTGATTGATGGCATATTAGAAAATCTCACACCTGAAGGAAAATTAAAAGATAAAATCTCTCTTGCTAATAAAGACAAGAAAGGCGTCATGATTGCCAATGGTGACGGCACGTCAGAGTTCAGCAAAGTAATGGCGGACATGATTGATTTTGCGTCGCTACCGATGTTTTCTGCTACATTATCTAAATGGAAAACTTTACCTCAAAATAAATTCACTACTGTGGAGTATGACAAGGTTGAATACGATAACACAGAGGCCTATGATAATGAAAAGTTCCAATATAAAGTACCCAAGGATGGCGTTTATCATATTGATGCGCGTGTAGCTATATCTGATACTGGCTTCTTCTCTAACCACACCGCTTACGTAGGTATCTTTAAAAATGATAAGTTAATCAAAGAATCTAGCCGCACTCGAGGTACAGATAACAATTTATATCTACCACGGCCGAGTTTATCTGTTGACCTGTTATTAAAAGAGAATGACGTTATTGATATACGTGCTTTCTGTAGCGACCAACGTGTCTACGGTGGTAATAGCACAACTAGTGAGTTTAGCATGAGATTCATAGGCTTAGTCTAATTTGTGACTTACTAGCCTCATGCTGAATTCGCTTAACGTAGCGTCACCGCCGCAGTTTCTAGTGTTATCAGAGGAGTGTGCTGTTACGTATAGCGTATCGTTTTCTTGAAGCAGAATATCAGCTGAAATTGACGGTACTGGTCTCGTAGCATCACTACCTGAACCTGCGATACTTTGTGATTTTTTGAATACCTCACCGTTTTTACGCAAGAGAATATACGCAGTAGCACCAGAGTTAATTCCACCGCTACCGACACCGCACCTTACATCTACACGATATATACCTGTTTTAGGAACCTTAGCCGTAAAGGTCTTTGGGTCAAACATGCCAGCGGTGTCGTACGCTACATCATTGTATTCTACTGTAGCGCCTCCGCTTTTATCTAAACGCTTCCAGCCTGAGGCTGATGCAGAAAACATCGGTAGCGACGCAAAATCAATCTTGCACGATTTTGTCTGTTTTATTGATAAAATCACGCCTCACAATATATAATACAATCAGTTAGCTACAATGTAGAGACTGCCAATTTGATCTAATGGTGATCAGCGGCAGTCTTTTATTTTGGCAAAGGATAGCAAATGAAAGAAATAGATTTAACAGAATTTGGCGAAATGAAATCAGACGTAAAGCATGTCAAAGAGGCTGTTGACGAGATAAAACGAACACTTGCCAGCCAAGATAATGTTAGCCGTTCTGAACACCATGAACTAGCCACTCTCGTCTCCGCTATGAAAGAGAGTTACGATAATCGTCTAAATACTCTAGAAGGACAAAATAACGTCAATGCTGCCACGTTCACCGGAAAGCTCGGTAAATGGTTCAATGACGCAATGGTCCAGGAAATCGGTAAGATTATAATCGCAGCGATATTATTCTATCTCTACAATAACCAAATAACAATGCAAATACAGAAGACCCAAGACGAGATCAATAAGACTAATCATTATGTTAATTCACGACTGGATGCAGAGGCAAAGAAATGATCACCCTACTAATATCCCTCGCTACAATCTCGCTCATTCTCTACCTGATTTTTCGCAACAGTAATAATAACCAAGGAGGTCTAAAATGAAATTAGAAAAGAAAACTACAAGACAGCTATCAATCGCGGTTGGTTTGCTGTCATTCGGCGCATTCGTCGTGCAGGGGCTCGGCGACATTTGGGGCTTTGCTGCTGTCGCAAAGCAATTGACGAGTACGGCACTGCTGTTTGCCGGCGGCGTCAACGTCTACTTTCTAGGCGTGACAAATCAGAAGAATAACCAGGACAGAAAGGAGTCAAAATAATGGAAACTACTAAATATAATGCGCTAGAAGAATTGCACAATGAACTGAATCGCGGCACACCAGGTGATGAAGTTTCTCTTAATATCGGCGGCAAGGAGGTGCTGGGAGTCAAGTTTCAAACTGGCGGTACAGCTACCACAGAACGCAACGGCGTATTTATCGAGGACTTGCTTATTGTAGCTTATGCAAAACTAGCGGGCTACAACCAAGAATTACCATGCCGCGAGAACAGTGTAGCCCTTACAAAAATCGAGGAAGCTATTATGTGGCTGGCTAACCGCAAAGCTGAGCGTGAAGCTCGCGGTGTGTACGGCACTGAGGAGAAGTAGTAATGAAGAGAATAGTATCGAAGTTTAAGAATTTTCTCGCCAACCGCCTCGCCGTGATTCTGGTGGCGGCAGTCGTAGTGTTGTCGGCGGTATTCGTCATTGCCGGCAAACAAGCTGAAGATGGCAGTATTACGCTAGACGGTTCAAAAGCCAAGTATTCCAAAGCAACTGAAAAAGCCCTATGCGAGCTAGCCAAGAAACGCGAGACGGCGATTGCTGGCATTATGGGGCTAGACGTGCCGCAGGATTCCGGCTCGGGCTGTGAAGCACCCGACAAAGAATTAGCGCAGATGGGTTCTGGCGTGTATTACAAGACCGACCTGTCCAGTCCCGCGGCGTTCGTAAACGCCATGAATGGCCGCGGCTTTAACGAGGGCTACGGCATGCAGTGCGTAGCGGGCTTTAAGCAATTTATGTTTAGCCTGAGCGGCCGCGTCGTAGCTACCAGAACAGGCGGCGCAAGTGGATACGCCAATCAGGTCAGCGAAATCCAAGCACTTGGCTTTACCTGGCATTCTGGACAGGCTGGCATGAAAGACGGAGACTGGGCAATCTTCGGAGGCGGCACGTATGGGCATGTTGCTATGTACTACCAAGGGAAGTTCTTTGGACAGAACCAAGGCAGTGGCAATATCTATGTCGGTAACGCCTTTAACTTGATGGATCTTGGCGGCTATCGCAACTCAATTATTGGATACTACCGACCGAATATCTGGAGCGGCACTGCTAGCGCTCCGGCAGCTCCAGTAGCCAGCTCAAAAGCAGTGAGCGACCAAGTTGTTGCAGACGTATTGAAAGGTGTGTACGGTAGCGGTAATGACCGCGTAGCACGGTTGCAAGCCGCTGGCTATAATCCAGCCGAAGTGCAAGCAGCCGTCAACTCACGCGTAGCAGCACAAGCACCGCGAATCAGCGCGCCGGCTTCGACAGGCTACGTTCAGCGAAGCACTGGTAGCTACGTTGTGCGGCGGGGTGATACGCTCGGCGACATTGCATTGAGAAATGGCTGGCACGGCACGAGCGGGCTATTTGGTAATAGCGGCTATACACAGCGACTGGCTGAGCGAAACGGTATTGTTAACCGCGGATTGATTTATCCAGGACAAAAAATACAGCCATAATTGAACTATTCGGAAATTCCGAACAACTGAACCGCCTCGAAAGATCGGAGGCGGTTTTTTGACATTTTTTCACAAAATGTTGATTATTCTCGCAATCGTCTGCTATGGTGGTAGTAAGCTAAACCCATTAGTTGAACCTCGCCACCATATTTTGGTGCGGGGTTTTCATTTGTCCCGACACTAAAATAGTAAAAGTTTTGAGGGTAATTAGTGGACGGTAATAAGGATTCTGATCCTCGTGTCAAGACCCTGCGTAAGAGACTTGGCAAAGCATCAGATTTAATAACAAACGACGCGTATCTACCTATGTTTCGAAACCGGCAGATACGCTATCCCAAAGAGTTCGAAGAGAGCCTGATTCAAGCTGCACGCAAGAAAGACCCAAAGCGATGGCTAGCTAAGGTATGGTCGTGCGAAAACATGATAGCCTCTGTGAAGATGTTGGCTAAATACATCGCACGGCGAATAGCTAAACACGCTAAGGAGGTTCATGACGCCAAAGTGGCTAAACAGTTGAAGCGGATAAATCCAGCTGGACTATTGAAGCTGACTGAAATTAAAAAGCAGCGTAAGTCTATAGCTGGTAATTTACTGCTATAGAGCTGGCTGATTCTCTTCTCTAACACGGCGATGACCGTGTGTTTCTTGCTGTCTGACCTCTGTTTTTATATAACAAAATGCTTATATTTTCAAATAATAAGACTTTGTCGCACTGAATCCTAACCGATTCTTGTATTATTTTTTAAGAAAGGTGGGTATTAAGCATGATTTTTATATTTTTTAGCCAATAAACAGCTCTATAAAGAACTATTTTAGTAAATCTTTCATTATAACGATCTTTATAAAGAGACCAGTGGAGTTTTTCATGATGAATAATATTTCAGATTGTTTTAGTGACTTTTTGCGAGACGAAGTCATATTATGCGACAAGAGTAGCAAAACCATAGAGCGTTACCAGTGCTTTTGCAGACTACTAATCAATTTCTTAGGGAACAAACCTATCGATTCCGTATCTCTAGAAGATACCAGAAAATGGCGTGAGATGCTCTACTCATACCAGAAGCCAGATACTGTCAGAGGCTATATAGTTTGCCTCAAGTGTTTTTTCAAATACTGCCAGCGCAAGGGTCGCCAGCTATTATTCGACACCGAAGATATTAAAATACCGAAGCGAGAGAAACGCACCCTAGATATTCCAACCGAAGATGAAGTTGAAGAGTTTATTTCCATCCTAGCCATGAAGCGCCGCGGCTACTGTAATGCTAATAGGCTGCGTAATGTTGCCATTGGCAGACTGATCTTCTCATCAGGCATACGCGTTAGTGAGGTGTGTTCTCTAAATCGTAATTCAATCAAAACCCGCCAGTTCACTATCGTTGGTAAAAGCCGAGATTCACGGATATGTTTCATTGATTCTCAGACTGAAAAGTGTATCGCAGACTACTTAAAAAAGATTCGCACCGACAATAACCCAGCATTATTCATTTCATACCAAACCGAAAAGAGAATGACACCAGGTAATGTCCGTAATGCCTTCGAGGCAGCCTGCGCCCGCTCTGACGGACAATTTGTCGGTATCAGACCGCACGCCTTGCGTCACAGCTTTGCCACGAAGATGCTAAATAGGCGTGTCGATTTACGCTACATTGGTGACCTCATGGGACATGCTGATCTAAACACGACCAAGGTGTATACACACTACACTAACCCGCAATTACGAGCCATCTACGACCGCGCCCACGGCGAAATATAAGGGACAATTACATAAAACAGCCGCTGCTTATTGACATAAGCAGCTTTGTTTGCTATACTAGGCATACAGTCGAAAGACACGCACATTGCATCACAAATGTTAGATAAGCTCACAGAACTTGATACCTTATCTACGATGCATAACAAACGTTATGCGGGTTTAGCTCAGTTGTTAGAGCGCTTCCTTGCCATGGAAGAGGCCAGGAGTTAGAGTCTCCTAACCCGCACCACAAACGAAATCATTTGATTCAATGAACCCTTTCCAGGGTTCATTTAGTTTATAGGATACTTTTGACCCCTTAAAAGTGTCTTTTTTAATGGGTTCAATTATGAAGTTAGAGAAGAATATTCTTAGTAGTTGGTTCAACTCATTCATATCATCAAGTTTTTCAAAAATAACAGGGAGGGATTTAAAAAGTTTGAGATATTCATCAAATGTAATCAACGAATCCTTTAGTAAGCGTTTTTGATTAGCCACCAGTTCATAACGTTGTTCTAATTCCTTTTGTTCATCAAGAAGTTCGCCAAGATTGTAATAGTCCTTTAGTTCTGGATTCTCTAGTATGAGAGCCTTTGTCTGTTCATAATGTTGCTTTTTAAGTGCTATTTTTCGTTTTAAGCTAGCTATCTCGCTAGCAAGATTAGCCCCTTTGCATTTTATAGATTTTTCAGCACTTTCTTTTATTACCAAATAATTACTTTTATTAATGAATAAGTAACTATTAAAAAATGCCTCAGCCGTATCAATAATACTTTTTGCGCGAATCGATTTTCCGTTGAAATTACAGTGTCCGTTTTCACACTTATAGTAATATCTATAATCGTATTTTTCGCCCGTTACCTTATTCCGCTTATTTGTAACCATTGAAGTCATGGGCTCGTTGCAAGCCCCACAAACGACTCCACCCCGAAATAAATTCGCAAATATTTCACCGCCTTTTGGCTTGTTGATAGCATAAACTTTAGAGGAATCTAAGCTATCAATCTTATTTATTTTTAGATATTCATCAACAGTAATTGCACTCTGAAAATCATACTCTTCTAATAAATTTTTGTAATGCTTGCCCCATTTTAAAATACCAGCATAAAAGGGGTCTTTAAGAGTCTTTGAAATATCATCTTTGGACCAATCATGATTTTGGTAAGGACCTCCTGCACGCTTTTGAACAGTATAATTTTGTCTATTAATCCATTCTCTAATGTCTTTCTGGGATTTACCGTCTAGAGCTAATTCAAATATATGTTTAACCTTTGTAAAATTCTTCGGGTCAGGTTGGAAAAAACGATTTGAGTCTAGTATGTAGCCATGCTTGAACTTACCGATAAACTCAGCGTCTTCTATGGCTCTTTTATTGCCACGGTCCACCGATTCGGAGAGATGTTCAGAATATTGTTTAGCCATCACAAACGTAATGCCGAGCAGCATTTTACCCGCTGGATTATTTTCAAATGTAAATGTTGCAAATCTTAGGTCCTTAATTAAGCCCCTATCCACCAGGTCGATAATAACACCCGCCTCTTTCATATTTCGTGATAGGCGGTCAGGATGCCAAGCTATCAAGCCGTCTATCCTTCCGTTTTCAATATCATCTATAAGTTTATTAAATTCATCACGTATATCTGCAATTTTAGCAGAAAAGCTTTCCTTGTATATCTTTTTGACATTTAAGCCGTTTGGTGTAATAACCTTATCTACGCACTCCTTTATCTGGTCTTCTATTGATGAAGCCTGTCTATCTTCGCTTGTAGTAGACTTACGGGCGTACAGCCCATAGCGTACGGGCTTAAGCGAATCCTCACTGCTTTCAGGACCACCGCCCGTAAGTTTATCTAATAGTAACTTTACACTTATAGAATCGTTATTATTCTGCATAATTCCCATTATAGCCCCTACCTATAGTTAGAGCTAATTTAGGCTATAGGGAACTATAAAAGGATTTTTACTCCTCTATTGATTATGTAGCGCTGTCTATTTGATGTGGTGTTTATTTTTTCATTGTGCTTGTCGCTATATTTAAACAATACATTGAGCAACTTTAATATACTGTCATCGATGAAAACTTTTCGGTTAGATGAAGGGGACATACGAGACTCCTTGAAGCAGTTACTTCAGTTAGTCCGCTAAAAGCCCCATTTTTACCGAGCTGTTCTCGTATGCTTATTCTAATGTGTAAATGTGCTACCCGTTTTTTACGCGGTCCGTCTCCGCTATGTAGCCACGCTAGAATGCGGTTATTTTATTAATTACATTACCTATTATATCAGAAATTCAAATTTTACATCAAAATGCTATAATAGATAATGTCTAGATTCACAACAGGGCTCATTTTATCCCGAAAATGGGCAGCCATTTGCTAAAAGCAATAGGGATAAAACTTCTCGTTGTGGGTCTAGACAGCCAGCAGTGGCTGTCCTTTTTTAATAATTAAATAATGGAGGTATTATGAACAACCATCAACAATCATCAGGAAACACAAAACAAGAAAATTTTAACTATGTACGAGAGCAAAAGGGACATAGTATTATAAAACACATCTTACTATGCCTGGTTGGCGTTGGTTTCTTTACAATTCTATACTACTCAATTAGCCCTAATCATTATTGGCACGCTTAAAAAAAGTATTGGCAACTTTGCACCCAAAAATTTACCATTTACATAGCGGAATGACATTTCTACGTATTAAAGAGTAACAACCCCCTGTAAACTATCTTCTGATATCACAACAGATTGCTACTAATAAATAATTGATAGCGTTCGTTTATGCTGCGCTGTACGTCTTTTTATTGCTGGAGCTGGACCAGGGTAATCCATAATGTATTCAAAAAGTTTGAGTAGGTTCTGTAATTCCGCACCATGAAAGACTTTTCAAGCTCTGAAAGGTCTTTTTTGTTTGTAGCTAATCTGTAAAGTACGCTGATTTCAGGAGTGTAAACATTTTCGTTTTCATCAACCCAGAATCCAGCAGGAATTAGCAATTGTTTACACTGTAGTAGCTTATCTTTTGGTAACTGCAAAAAATGTCGCCACATTTGCTCAGCCCTCTCCAGGGCAAACTCCATGAATCGAGCCTTGTCTTGTTCGTTTATGTCTTCCAGCGACTGAATCCTATCTTCTAGCTCAACAAGCTTATTCTTGTGTGTCGATACTTTTTTCATGGTATCGTCTTTTATAGAGGCATTCTAGGTGTAGTGGTAGCTCTGACTAATTCATCGACATGACTCTCTAGAGCCTGTATATCTCTGCATTGATTCTCATAAAATAAAGAGGGCACCATGCAGATGCTCTATGTCTCTAGCCATACTTAAGCGATAAACCTCAAAACGTTTCACGTAATGTTCTTTTCAGAACTCTATCGTGCGAAAAATTACATTGCTTAAGTGCAGTAAACCTATGTCATTTTTATTATAGCGTATAGCCGCTATAATAATACTATGGCGACAAAGCAAGCACACTTCGTTCCGCAAACCTACTTGAGAGGATTTCTTTTTGATGAAAAGAAGGAGAGGACCTATGCGTACAATTCACGGTCCAAAATGATTACGCCAACCAGAATAGATAAAATATGCTCACAGAGTTATTTGTACCGAGTGAAGGACAAGGACGGCAACGACTCAGATGAAATTGAAGAAATGCTAGCAAAGGATATTGAGCCAAAATATCAGGGTTGGTTAAATACGGTAAGGCTATGTGAATGGATTGATAACACAACGATAGCAGATATTTCGATATTTATTGCCCTTCAGCATTTACGAGTACCGCGTACTATGGATTTTTTTGAAGAGACGGGAATAAAATTCCTAAAGGACGTTCTAAAAGATGAGTTGTCTAAACTGCTCGATGACAATGCCCGAAAAGCTATGATGGATGAATTCAAAAAGGATGATCCTGCACGTTTTGAAAAACTATTAAAAGAAAATCCCAATTTTACCGGTGGGTTGTCCAAGCAAGATATTCAAGATATGATTGATGAAAACAATATGAAGCTTACGATAGATATTGGGAAAAACAATGTGATTAGGGGTATATTTGAACAGGTATTACCAATAGCTGAAAAATTTATCAGGCGAGGTTGGCACATCATGTTTGCACCAGACGGTTATGAGTTTATTACAAGTGATATGCCAGCTTTTGTCACTAAGCGTATGCCAAATGGAGTGGTTCATTTTTCTTTTGGCGGTTTTGGTCGACTAGATTCAGAAATTGTTTTTCCAATGGCCAAGGATGTATGTATTGTGATTAGTGGTCCAGAATACTTTCAGAAAACGGGCGAGGTGACACCTGCCGCAGTAGATATCATAAACAGAATGGTGTCTAGTCGACCAAACATACAATATCTTATATCAGCTCAGCGGTCTTTGGTGGAGAAGTATTCTCGCTATCTGGCTTCTCCTCCACAGACGCAAGAATATAGTTAGACATTATATGTTCAATATAATTCGTTATCTCTCTGACGTTACTCAGCTTACATAGTAGTGGCAGAAATCGCTCTTCTATTTCGTCTTTATTGATAGCCTGCCTAATGTCTTCTGGGTAAGATTCGTAGAGTTTATTAATCTTTTGCTTGATGATGGCGGTCTTCGCCGATTGATCAAGAGTAGTATACTTTATAAATGCTGAAAAACGTGAACTAAGGGGTTCTCCGAGATGCTGTCGTATTTCTTGTGGTGAAGAGTAGTTTGACGTACAGACTATGAGAGTGTTTGTCATATCGACGCTATAATTCTTATCGACAAAAACGCCCTCATCAAATAACTGATAGAATGCACTATGGAAGGCACTCCCAGTCTTGTCGAATTCATCAAAGATAACAACATTGGATTGTCGTTCGAGCAGGTCTGCAGCGAACGATCTACTACTAACCCTTGATCCATAAAGATACTCCGCTAGAGAACCTGTCTGAAGCATTGAGAATTGCATACGACTAGCCTTGCCACCAAGGGCGTTAGCGATTATCTTTGCAGATTCAGTTTTTCCTACGCCCGTTGGTCCATAGAGCATAACAACTACAGGTTTCTTTTCAGTATTCATTAAAGATATGAGACAGCGTGAAAGGGATTGAACAGCATCATCCTGTCCAACTATGACATTCTCTAGACTACCAGACACTTCCTTTATTAAGTCGAGACTAATTGACTTGTATGAATGATTACGCTCAGTAACCGACTCAGACCCAAATAGCAACTTAGCCTGTTCTACAAGAAGCTTTGGAGGATTAACGACATAAACTTTTTGTAGATTTGTTTCCAGGACATTTCTCCATAGAGAGTTTGTAAAGTTATCTTTCACGCTAAAGAATTCATCAGGCCAAACTATAAGAGTATTTTCTTCAAAAATGAGAAGCTCCTTTTTAGATAATAGTCGTGCAGCATCAATATTTGAAGCAAGCTGTAGTAGTGTTATATACGAGCCGACGGACTGAAGGTTGTAAGCATCGCCAAACTTATCACTTGGCCCATAGAAAAAACCAACCTCCACAGCTCCCTTAGTTTGTTGCATCGTTGAATACACCAGCTAAGATAATATCGTAGACATCTAATTTTTCACCACTTGGATCGGCATCCGTACTTTTAAGGAGTCGGTTAAGCTCATCTTGCGTGTTGGTTAGGTTGTTTGTAAGGTCTAAGCCTAAGGAGCGGAGCGTTGAAGTATCTGTTGTACCCACTTTCACACCATAGTATTGGAGGTCCATATTAATAATGTCTGCAAGACGGTAGTTATTTCGGAATGATGTACTATTGAAGCGAAGAATTGCACTAGCTTTACCGTCCTTTACGGCATTACATTCGAGGTATCCTTGTAAGTTCTTTAGTACAGAACCGAACTTCGACACCTCCATACCCATTCCTTGCTGGTCCATAGGAAGATTACCGCTCGCAGCATCCGTAATCGCCGTATAAATTGTTAGACGAGTCTCTTCAGTTAATTCGATATCATAGCCCGATAGACGTTCGACGCCTTTACCTTGTTCAGCTTTTTCGATGAAGTCAGTAAGTATTGTGTTTGAGATAGTACTTCGGACGATTTTTTGCGCTTCTATGGAAGCGTGAATATCAGCATTAAGCCGAAACATCGAAAGTAGTTTTGGCGTTTTTGCCGATGCCTCTGTGGTTATACTCGCATCACCTTTATTTTCATTCTCAATTTCCCGTATATAGCGACCCTTGTCTCGTATTTCAACAAAATCGAGAGCGGTTTGCTCATCGAAATATACTATTTTTGTCAACTTACTCTTTGTCATATTTTCCTCCGTGCTTACTTATCCTAATTATACTTTATCTGTATTATCGTGTCACGCTTGTGTACAATAAGAGGTATTATGACAATAGACTCACCATACTTGTTTGATAACTTAGAACCTATCGACCAACTTCACGCCAAGCCCGTAGAGTTGATACAAAAAAACATTCCATCAGAACAGTGGTATAATCTCGATTATACCGACACCAAAGGCTTTGACGGCTTTGATGTTGTGTGGAATAGCCTTGCACAATTGATAGGCATTTGCCTTGTAGTATTTGCCGAATTAGAAAATGAATTAGAGTATAGTCTATATGAGCTAGTTAATGACAGGTCGAGTCAGCTAGGGATGGTAGTTACTCGTACGATGTCTTTTGAGCAAAAACTACAGACATACATTGACCTTCTTAGGCTTGTGGGTCCAGAGTCAAGCATACAATACCAGGCGGACGTTAGCCAACTAAAAAAGCATCTAAAGAGGGCGGGAGAGGTTCGAAACATTATTGCGCATGCAAAGTGGCCATCCTTGACTAAAGACGGCTTCGTGTTTAGTTCTATCGACACCATCAGTTCGCCGAACGTGGAAATCAGCCTTAAGTACTATAAACTTGATAAAGACAAGCTTGACGAATATAGGTCATATTTAAATGCTGTTGCAAATACATGCAATTATGTATATTCAGAGTATTTCGGTTAGCGTGAGTTTATCAAAGAATACAGTCCTGTCTTATTGTGAGATATTCAACCACTGATACATCCCTCCATCTACTGATTTTATACTCGATTTTGGATTGATATGTTTAATAAGTGTCAGTTTAGTCTCGTTGCCTTAAGCCCTCAGGTAGATCGGTATCGGCATTTATTAGATCATATTTTCTGTTATATACTTCTGTATAATTTAGTAGGCCTAAAAAGCTGTCTTTACTATTGTATGCGGGAATTGCATAGCCCGGGGTATGAACCTGGCCCGACACTTGCTTCATACATGCGTGTACAGAAAGTCTACCCGCAGATTTAGTGATGCCAGCTGGTATAATCTTCTTGTCACTAAAATATTCTGGATAGGCAGCCCTATCGATGCTAGTCTCTGTCTGTAAAAAATCCTCTACATAAGGACGCATTGCAAGCGCTGCAAAAAAACTTTCAGACATAGCTAGGGTTTCATGCACTTCCTCTTCAGAAAAATCATCTAAGTAACAAAAATCAGAGTTAGCGTGAATTGAAGTAAATATATCGCCAGCACGTAATTTTTGTAATGCAACCACGCGTAGCGTGTCAAGGTTTACCACACCACTTGACAACTGCTGCTCTGTAACGCTAATCTTTTCATCAATAATATTATCATATATATCTTTCAATACCGAAATACCTGTAGGCTCTCTAAATAACCTTCCCTGGTTAGAAAATGGCGTCACCTTTAAATCCGACACGTTATCTCTAAGCATCTCACGTTTGAGCCTATCTATAATAGCGTATGAATCAAATATGTTCCCCTCGCTAAATCCTAGCAGTTCTCCACTTTCAAAAGCCTGTGTTTCATCTACGATTGACGTCGCAAAGTTTACCCCAAGTTCATGCGCCGCCCGTATTCTAGATATCCACGATGATAAAAATTCTAGCGTTGAGTAAGAGACTGTTGTATCATTTTGCTCAATTCCTGGACGAGACTGCAAAAGTCTTACGTACATGCGTAATTCAGCACCTTCGTTAGTTAGTGCATTGATAAAATCGTTATAGTAATTTACGTCTGGAACAAATACTCTTTCATCGGAGCCTCTAGAGAGTCGGCCCTTTAAGAAGTATGGGCGGAGTGCGACATCATAGAATGCTCGAGAGTTTATTTCATTAGTGGCTATTGAGCCCATGCGTGCTGCAGTCTCATATTTTTTTCGTATTGGAATAATTCTGTCTAGAATAACTTTTGTATCCTTTTCTATGCCATCTTTGCGCATATCTAAAAAAGCATCGACTTTTTTACATCTCTCACTCATAGTCTGAATTGCTCCATCTCACCTCTCATTCGCCAATATTAAACATATTATTAAGTATTGTCAATATTTTTGAAATATTATATTTACTAATTATCAATAAAATGTTACATTATTAAACAAATTAAATCCCTATTGGCGCCATAACAGGAGGAGTAATGGATAGGTTGAACCAACACAATTTCAAAGATTTTTTGAGTACAGCTAAAGAGACTGAACCTGAAGAATTAGCTCGTATGATGTGGCCCGATCATGACACAGACCCACGGACGACTCCCGCACCTGTTGCTGAGCGAGTTTTCAATAAAAACGCAACTCAATGGGCATGGATGAAGGAGATTTCAGAATACGCGGATGACTATCAATGGTTGATGGAAAGGCTACGGGATGAAAAATCAAGAAGGACCTTAGTATCTATCTTTAACTATCGTATATCATGGAATAAATCAGATTTGACTGAGGTGAAGCAAACGCCAAAATACTTCGAATGGGATATTTTGGACAAACCAACAGAGCCAGTTTATGTAGACGGCGGTGCATATACTGGAGGTTCAATAGATAACTTTTTAAAAACGTATGGCGATGACTACACGTCAATTTACGCTTTTGAGCCATTTCCTGAATCGGTAGCTGTACTACGAGAAAAGTATTCTAAAATTAGGGATGTACATATCATTCCAAAAGGGCTCTGGGATTCCGAATCAACTGTCAATATTTCTGGACAAGACCAAGGAGCTACACTACTTTCAGATGGCACAGTGTGTCATGAATATGAAGCCGAGTCCACGCAAATCTACACAACAACACTCGATAGTACTCTACGTGAATTACCTGATTTTATAAAAATGGATATGGAAGGTTCAGAAATACGCGCACTACGAGGCGCTGAACGATGTATTAGATCAGGCATGCCCGCACTTGCTATCTGTGCGTATCATTTGATTGATGATTTACGAACTATCCCTAGAGCTTTGTCGGATACTAGCGGTGATAATTACGAGTTCACATTGAGAAATTATAAGGCGGGCGGTTCTGCTGAAATAGTTCTTTATGGTAATCCTATAAAATAGATACTTGTGAATAAATATCGCCTTCTTTAAGGGTTGTGCCAACATAACTTTTTATTGGAACTGTCACCGTTTGAGAATGCGAGCGTTAAGAAATAATAATAACTAGCCAATGCTTGATTTTTTAATATAAGAGGAATACAAAAACTTCCACCGACACAGCAAACAATTTATTACATTATACTATAGCCAATAAAACATTGATTAGACCTGAGGCTGGCGCAGAATTATCTCCCTACATTAGATTTATCCGCATAGTTTTCATAGAATACCAATGGCGGCGACAATGACTAAAAGACGGGCAGTCTAAACACGCCTCAACAAAAATGCTCCACAATCTTATCACCAGCGATGCCAAATCCGGTTAGCGTGTAGGTGCTCGACATGATGGATTGCCTGTGCGGCGGCGATTGCATCCAGGCGTTAAAGGCTACGCGGCTAGTGTGCAAATCTGGCGGCGCAGTTTGCACCAGATTCTCGGCTGGCGCGTTACAGACAGTCCTCGCTTTAAGCAGTCCGTGCGGAATGGTTGTACCTGGTTTATAATGGCTAAAATAATTATTCTCTTTCATATCATTCGCCATCCACTGCGCTGTTCGGTTAAGCGGCTCGTACATTTTTAACGGTTTCAGATTTTCCTTACTACGAGCGTAATTAATCAGTTCAAGAATCTCCAAAGCATCTGGCGGACCTATGTCATACTTTTTATCTTGGTCTGCTGGTTGCGGCTGCGGATTTGGAGTTGGGCTTGGTTGCGGATTCGACGCAGGCTGCTGCGAATTACCGGGCTGCTGAGACTGCGGAGCTGGCCGCTGGTTGTTTTTCGGCGGTGTGGCTGGGCTCGCCGGTGGTTGCGGGGCTGGATTATGCTTCGGACGCACAGGGTCGATTCTCTGCTCTTTTTGGTTTGGCTGCGGTTTTTCAGACTTCTTTTCTTGCTGGTTCGGCGTAGTTTGTTTAGAATTAGAGCTTGTGCTAAATTTACTGCCGTTAGAGTTATTGCTAGAATCGGAATTATCAGAGCCAGAATTAGAATTGGTAGTTGTCTTTTGCTGCTGATTAGTACTACCCGCGTCTTTCGACGCAGCACGCACAGCAATATATAAGCCTATTCCTACCCCCGCTAGTATTAAAATAACTAGGATAATTACAAGTTTTTGTTTTTTCATACTTTGATTGTAGCAAGGAAACTGGTTATGTCAATCTGGAGGTAGCGTCCTGCAAAAATAACCAGAGCATAGTGTATAATATAGTCAGCGCGGGTATCGTATAACGGCTATTATGTATGCTTCCCAAGCATGAGACGAGGGTTCGACTCCCTCTACC